GTTGATACTGTCATCCCCGAAGATGTACAGGAAGTTGTTGGCAGAGATGATTGCACGGATGTTGCCGTGCAGCGTAGAGTCAGTAAGGGTAAAGCTACCCGCAGATACGCTCGTAAAGTCGCTGTACGACCCCGCTGCGGAGTAGTAGACCGTCCTACCAGAGGCTACCCACACCCTGCCTGAGAACGTGGCTACGTCAACGATGTCGTTGAGGTTCACAGCAGCTACTGCTTTTGCCACATTGCTAGCACCACCACCAGAAATAGTGACAGTAGTGTTGGCAAGGTAGCCACTACCAGGGTTGGTCATGATGACTTGCGCGACTTGACCCCCAGACAAAATGGCAGTACCGGCAGCGTTTGATCCAGCGCCAGTGATGGTGACTACTGTGTTGGCTGCGTTAGAGTACCCAGAACCACCGTTGGTGATGACTACAGCAACCGTGCCCGTTTTGAAAGTGTTAAAGCTAGCAATAGCAGTGGCAGTGGTGCCGCCAGGAGAAGCTGCTATCGTGACAGTAGGGCTAGATGTGTACCCTGTACCCGCATCTGTAAGAGTGATGCTGTTGACCTGACCTGTAGCTATGACTGCGTTTGCCGTGGCAGCGCCGCTAGAGAACGTAACGCTAGGTATGGTCGTGTATCCACTACCTGCGTTTGACACGGTAACAGCCACAACAACACCACTGGAGATGGTTGCGAAAGCCTGGGCCTGCGTACCGTTAGTCTGGTCAGGAGCGCCAATAATGACGTTGGGAACAAAGGTGTAGCCAGATCCACCAGAGATAATGTTGATGCTAGCAATGCCACCAGAACCAGTAGTGATGGTGGAGACTGCCGTAGCCTGCACACCGTTAGCATCGTTGGGCGCAGATATGGTGACAGCAGGAGCGCTTACGTAGCCTGAGCCTGGGTTGGTAATGCCGATAACACCGACAGAACCAATGCTGACAAGGTTTGCCCCATCCCAGTTGAACAAGCCCTTGCTAGTGTCACCGATGATGACTCTCTCGTCTTTGTACTGGGCAGAAGAAACACCAGAGTTGGAGAACGTGCCAGCAGGAGCAATGTTTCCTATGCTGCTGCTGGTAATGTTGACGTACTGTGCGCGTCCGTTGTCTTCAAACGAAAGAAGAAAGTCACTACTGTTGAGGTTGCATGACTCTAGCGCGGTAACGGTGTTGGCGGCTACGATGTTTGCGCCTGCACCAGTAGTGATTTTTGTCTGAGCCTTGACAATCTTGATGTTGCCAAACCCGATAGGCATAGCGTTCTCAATCCATGAGAACTCTGCTTCATCAATAGCTGTCCTGTTGGCCTTGGTGTTCAGGCCCTTAAAGTTCTTGATGACAGCATAGGACTTCTTTTGCTCTGCTGCTGCCATGATTAGTACGGGTTAGAGTAGGGGTCGGGGATGCGCCGTGTGTACGTGCTGTTCAAAGCAGCCTGTACGTTTTTGGCGTACTCCTGCTTATAGATTTCTGCTTCCCCGTAGCTTTGCTCTTTGTACTTTGCTTTGTACGCAGCATAGAAAGCTACAGGCGTGGTGTAGGGGTCAACAATCTCATCTACCTGAGTGGTTGCTGACAAAGACAATGGTTGAGGAAGAATGACGGTATCTATCTCACAAGGATAGACTTGATCTGGCACAGGACCGATGTAGATCTGTCCCTGCCCGTACATAGAGAAACACACAGGACGCCCTGTGTAGTTCTGCCAGTAACGCAGTTGAGCGTTGAAGTTTGTCCAGGGCAAGTAGCGCAGGGGGATGCGGCTGTTGCCCCAAAAGATTGTGAGGTTCAAAACATCTAGCGTCTGCACTCCACCTGGGAGAGCAGCAAGGCTGATGATTTCACAAGGGCTGTCATAGGTCAGCGTAGCCGTACCGTCTGTAAAGGGCGTAGACGGTGGGTAGGGCTGAGTAGCCGTGGGCCACACAGGAACAGTTGCGCCAAGCACACCGCCAGTGGTGACTTGATAGATGAAGATGCCGGAAAACACAAACTGACCAGTGGTGACTACCAGTCCTTCTGACCAGGGTAGTGCGCCAACCCCTGTCGTCGACAGAGGGGTTTGTGTGATTTGAAGATTACGTAGACAGCCTGTATCTCTTACCGTGCGCTCTCGTGCCGCATTGATGTCGTCTGTCAGTTCGTTGTCTGACCAGAAGACACCGTTGGCATCATGCAAGAGCCTACGGACTTCCGTAAGGTAGGAAGCAAGAGTAGCCATCTACGTTCCATTTTTTACGCAACCCGCTGGCGAGTGGCTCCCCCACCACGCTTTTCAACGTGGAGGGGTACTACACCAACCGCCGAGGGTAACGAGCGGTCTTTTTCAATGAAAGGCTGGTCAGAGATAAGAAACTTTGACAGCCTCTCCAATCCTTCTGGGAGTTCTGAGTGAAGCTGCACCCAGCCCAGACGGGCTAGATGCGGCTCCTTGTCTGTCTTGCCGTGACCAAAAATAAACGCAGCAGCCTCTGTCGTGATTTCAACTGGCTTGCCTACGGGAAACTCCACAGGCTTGTAGTTGTAGTTCACGACAAGATTCTTGTCGCTAGTGTTGGTAACGAAAACAGATTCACTCATAGGTCAACAATGTCGCCATAAACCGTAACGTCAACAGTCCCACCGCTAACAGCGGTATTGACTTTGACAAACAGAGCGGCAGCAGAATATGTCGTTGTTGCAGTACCGGCGGCAAGAGTCAAGTCTTGATACGCTGCGGTGCTGGTGACGTTCGACAGAGTTTGTGCGCTTGCTACTGCGTTAGATGCGTTACCGTCACTGGTAGTGATGATAGACACGTTGGCAGTAGAAATGCTCTTGTTTGCATCTGCTACGGTAATACGGCGAACAATGTACTTTGTACCCACAATGCTCAGCGCCGCTGCGTTATTGCTGGTTGCTCCAACACTGACGCTGGGGGCATAAGCAATGGCATAGCTGCCAAACTTGTTGGGGTAATTTGCGCCTACATTGTTCGCTTCCATTGCAGACTCCTATTAGGTGTTGTACGTGCCGGACACGTTCAAGCCACCGTTGGTAGCCAGCAGCGTTACGGTATCGCTAGACGCAGTGGACTTGGCATACACGTTGACGCCATCAGAGATGATGACACCACCAGTGTTAGCCGCCATCAGCGTAGCATTGGCCGATCCGTTAAAGGCAATCACGCTGGTGTTCGCTTGCGGGAACATCAGGTAAACGCCTGCCGGGATGACCGTACCGTTGCCGGTGTTGACTGCCGAGATAGTGGTAGTCAGGAAATACGCACCAGCCGTGTTGGTGGTGGCATTTGCCAGGATGATTTTGTTTGTGGACAGTGACATCTTCTACTCCTTACAGTGAGAGGTAGTTGTAGTTGCTGACCACGGTCATCGACTTCGGCTTGACGTTGACAAGTTCTGCAATCATCAGAACTGCACCAACATAGCCGATCTGCCAGTTCGGAAGGGTGGACTCAAAACCCGTAAACACGAACGAACCTTGCTCATGGATGTAGAGCGACAGGTAGTTGGTGTTCAGGAAGTACACAGTACCTTCTGGGCAATACGGATCTGGGTAGATCGGAACGCCAGCAACCATCAGGGCGCGGAATGCAGCCTGGGGGCCATTGTTGTCGCCATCAAAACCCGAGCCGGGGGTGATGACGTACTGCTCTTGGCCAACAAAGTCTTGAGCCAACAGGGTCCAAGTACCGAAGCCGCAAACACCAAACGAAGGCATCTCAGCGCCGTTTTTCACGGTGCCAGAAATGTATTGCAGGATGTTCTGACGGGTTGGGTTCTTAGAACCAGCGTCATAGGCTTTGGACTGCCACCAGCTATAGGCCGAGCGGCTGATGTTACCGTAGGTGCCAGAGGCGCTAACGGCAGCAGGCAGACCGATAAACTGCTGAGTGTTGGTCGTGTTGTTGTACAGCGCGGTTGCCATAGCATCCATCATGACGTTGGTCGCGTCATTCATACGCGCTTCGATCAGGGGGATGATGGCTGCGTCTTGCTGAACGGCACCTTCCATACCGAGGAACGGCACGGGAGAAATCATCAGCTTCAAGTCAAACTCAGCGTTGTAAGCGCCTTGCTGGACTGACGGCTGAGCGAACGAGCCGCTGTAGTCAGACCATTGAGCGTTCACGAACTGAGAGCCTTGGACGGGCACAGTTACGGAAGACACACCACCAGAGGCTTGCTGACTGTTAGCAATCAGTGCCGCCATCAAGGGCGTAGAGTTATAAAGTTGAACAACCAGCTTAGGAATGAACGCACGCCGAGTGACATAAGTCAGTTCGGTGAACTGCGAACTACCTGTTGCCGGAAGAATACCGCCACCAATAGGCATGGTTCTCTCCTAGAAAAAAATACCCTCTTTTACAGACCAATGGGTCGCATGGGTTTGCGAACATCATTGAGCGCTCTCACAGCTTCTTCACGGGCAGCGTTAGCAGGGTTCTTCCAGAACTTGTTCAGGTCAAAAGATTTGACTGCTGAAGGTTGGTAACCGGAAGGGGTCGGCACTGCTGCCTGTTTCATCCACTGGTGATACTGTGCCGCAGTCTCATGGTCGGCGATTTTCTTCTCCAACATGAGTTTTTCTACAGCATCAATTTCGTCTTCATTGTCTACTAGACCTTTCTTCACCAGCGACTGCCGACGCTTGTCCAGCATCTCCTGAGCTTCTTTAGCTTGGAGCTTTGCACGGATAGCATCATTTTCCTGGCGCATCTGACTGATAGCGGAGGTGGTCCGGTCATCAATCTCAAGCTCAGGAATTGGCAGGTCAGGATTGACTTTCTTGGTCATACGCAAGAAGTCTTTGCGGGTTTCTGGGTTGTCAGCAAGTCGCTGAGCCAGAGCCGCAAGCTCATCCCGAGCCTGGGGGGAAAGATTTTCTAGAGACATTTGTTACCCTCTTTATACGATTAAATGACTTTTTTGCCGTCACCCGGCTTCTTCACGGCCATGCCGGTCTTGCCCACTTTGTTGGGGGCAGACAGACCGCCGAGTTCGGCAAAGCGCGGGGTATTGGTGATAGCACCGTGCTGTTGATTGTTGTCAGTGGGGCGGCGGGGAGCAGCAGCGCCACGAGGCTTAAACAAATCCATGATGGACTCCTTTTACATAGGGGGTGGTTTTGGCATACCACCGGCAGGCGGCATACCAGGGACGGGCGCTTGTGCTAGAGCTTTTCCTTCAGGCGTTGCGCCACCAGCTTGAGGGAGCGATTGCAGCATCTGAAGAATTTCAGCTTGCTGAAGTTCGTTGGTCTGACCCTTACGAGGGCCAAGTACGCCAGTCAGATTGCGGATAGCATCTAGCGTCTTCTTAGCCTCTGCCGACTCTGGTCCAAGAGCGGGGATAGATTGCTCTAGCAGATCCATAGCCATGCCGATGTTAATCATCGCGGCTTCCCGGCTACCCATCTTGGGTTCGGGAGTGGACATGGGAGCGGAAATTGGAGGAGTCTCAGCATCCGTCATTGGTGCTGACATTTCAGGATTGGCACCAGGGGCCATTCCGGGGATGGGCGCAGGAGCGCCTGCCGAGCGAACGCCCTTCATCAACTCCATCAATTTGTCTGCCGGAACACTCATCTGAACTCCTTAGCACGAGTTTGTAAGCGATTACAAACTTTTTTGCAATAGGTCGGGGCATTTTATGTCAGCCCCGGAAGACAAATCCTTACGGATTACTTGCGGCCTTTACGACCTTTACGACCTTTACGCATGATGCGCTCCTTGGTTCAGGCGGCCACTTACTTAAAGGGGAAGCAGCCATACCCTTATCCCTTTCGGGGAAATCAGCGGCGGGTCTTACGACCACGTTTCATTTTGCGTCCGTACATGATTGTTCCTTAACGACGAGTGTAGTCACGTTGACTACGCCCGGAGTAGTTTTTATACCCTGTCTGACGCATTGTCAAGTTAGGGCTTGCTTCGCCTCTTTTCAGCGACTCTGTTGTAACCCGAGGCTGGTCAGCTTTGGGCTGTGTCATA